ATGCTTGATGAAGTAGGTCAAGGTGATTTCTTTGGTACAGATTATAGTGCGGCTTCTACAGGCGTTGCTACAGCTGAAGAACAGTTAGACGGTACATTCATATACCAGACTAATGAAGCTATTGTATTTGATACTGCTCAAAATGCTTCAGATTGGAATGCAAATACAAACGCACCTAATTACTTCTATAACGCAAACCTAAACCAATACAGAGACGGTGGTGCTGGAACTATTCAAGGTATGTTTAGTTTACGATACACAACAGATAACACAATTACACTTTTTGATGAAGACTCTAATGTTAAGATTGCTACACGGAAAGTAAACGGTGACGGAACTACTCCTTTACACCTATTCTTTGGTGTTAGAGGAAACAGAGCTTATTACTCTATTCCAGAGATATCTAAGCAATCTATTACAGGTGGCTCACAGCCTAACCTAACATTCGCACCTGACGTATCTGACCAAGCATTTACTGTAGAAGAGAACACAGCATTTAACTTCCAGATAGCACTAGATGCTAACTCTGATATTGTTAACATGTATGGTGAAAGTGATGCTCCAAGTTGGGCAGTACTAAACCAAGTAACAGGACAGCTCATTGGTACTTCAGCTGCATTCACAGGCTCTAGTGACGCTTATGTCATTAACTGTAAAGCGGCTAATGCTATCGGTGGTATAACTAACTTTACTGTAACTATCAACGTAACAGAAGCTGCTTACACTAACTCAAAGTCTTTAGACTTAGACGGTTCAACCAACTGGCTTCAAGGTAATCCTATTAACATGACTGCTCTAGAACGAGCAACTAACGGTGACGGTAGTGCTTGGACTGTATCTATGTGGGTTAAACCGGATACATCAAATACAAGTGCACAAGCTTTATTTGTTTATGGTGCAGGAGATGATTACAACGGTGGAGCTATTACTCTAAAGCAAACGGGTGGTACAAGCTTAGTCTTTACCTACGGTACTGTGTACGACAACATACTATTCGTTCAACCTAATGCTTTTGTAAATAACACTTGGCGACATGTGATGATTACTTTTGATGGTGGAACTACAGGAAGCGTTCCTGCAGACTCTCTTGACTACACCAGTAGATTTACCTTTTATATTGACGGTTCAGCTGTAACACCTTTAGTCGCAAGTGCTACTAATGGTGGTTACGATGGAGCCTTAAGTGGTGCTAATCCATCTGATAATATCTTCAGAATAGGTAGGCAGAGTAACGTCCACAACAATTACTACGATGGTATAATTAACCAAGTAGCTATTTGGGATACAGACCAGTCTGCTAACGTAGCAACTATCTACAACTCTGGTGTTGCACAAGACTTAAGCCTATTGGCTGTAGCTCCAACACATTACTACGAGATAGAGACTTCTGTAACAACTATAGCTGACATCGAAGGTTCAGCTCCTTTGACTGGTTATAACTTTGTAACTGGTGACTTAGTAACAGACGCTCCATAATAACTATTGACAGCTCCTAGTTTATGTGTTATAAGCTAGGGGTTATAGTCAACCGATAGGAACTTTAATGATTCTCAAACAATTAGTAAATGATAAAACACTGTACGATGCTTTTATAGAAGAGTTGGATATACGGATTAACTTCGCATATAAACAGTTAGAACAAAGGGATGAACCCTTGGAACTACACCGACTACAAGGTGAAATAAAAGCATTGCGTAGCTTGAAACAATTACGTGATAAAATCAACGGAGAGAGAACGGAGACATTTTAACAATGATGAAGAGTAAAAACAATAAGCTCTACGAAGAAGGTGGCTTAGCTACTGACGGTGTAGACGTAGACCCAGTGTCAGGTAATGATGTACCTCCTGGCTCTAACGCAGAAGATGTAAGGGATGATATCCCTGCACAGCTATCGTCTGGTGAGTACGTTGTACCTGCTGACGTAGTGAAGTACTTTGGTGTAGCTCACTTTGAGAAACTAAGAGCTAAAGCTAAAGACGGATTAGAAGGCATGGAAGAGGATGGACGTATGGGTGGAGAGCCTGTAGAAGAAGCTCCTGTAGGTGTGTCAGATGAAGATTTAATGAACCTAGATGGTTATGCAACAGGTGGAATGGTAATGAAAGACTCAGATGTAAATAGCATTATAGATCGTGTAAAGGCAGCTGCAAAGTCTGACCCTTCCGTATCTAATTTATTAAAAGCAAAAGGTATCTACATGCAAGATGACAATGTAGGTCCAGAAGTAAAAGGAATGGCAGGTCCTCGTAAGTTTAACGAAGGTGGTACTGCTGATCTAAACTCAACAGGTACAACAGGTAACTATAACCCTTACACTTATACCCCAGGATTCTCTGTAGAGTCAGGAACTACAGGTGCGGCTCCTACAACTGTAGGTGCTCCTGCAATTCCTACAGTGCCTACAACTCCTGTAGCTTCAGCTCCTGTTACATGTCCTCCAGGTTATGTATTAGACACAACTACTAACTCTTGTGTTCCAGAAGATAACAGAGACAGAGGAAGTAGCAGTAACAAACCTCAACATGATCCAGAAGCTTGGATGAAGAAGTATGACTACACAGACCCTGCTGTACTTATGGAACAATCATTAGATACACTCAACATGGGTGAAACAGATGAAGAAAAAGGTTTCTTAGAGAAAGCTGCAGGTGCAGTATCTGGATTCTTCGACAACGGTATCTTTGGTAAGATATTCAAGACACAGAAACATGCAGAAGTATTAGCTAACGCAGCTGTATTAGAATCACATGGTTACACAGACCAAGCTACTAAACTACGTGAAGCAGCAGGTGGATACGCTGAGTCTAACAAGTTAAAGTTAGGTGGGTTCTTTGACTCAACTACAACTCTAACTAAGATGGCTATGGGTCAGTATGGTCAGACTGAAATGATGAAAGGCAACTTCATGCCGTCAAATACATCATCATCAAGTAAACCTAAGTATGCTAGAGACATGACTGATGACGCAAGAGCATCACGTACTCGTGCAGCTACAGGTTCTGTAGACAAGACAGACGATGCAAGAGCTACACGTACTAAAGGTAAATCAAAAGCTCCAGTATACGCAAGACCTAGCATGAGTTCAAACAAACCTGCAGGTAAGTCTCCTATCGTTAAGAAGCCTGTATACGCTAGAGATACAACAGATGATGCAAGAGCAAAACGTACTAACAGCTCATCACCAGCTCCTAAACCTAAAGCTAGAACAGTTAGAACAAAAGCTAGCCCTAAAGTATCTAAGCCTAAGTATGCAAGAGATATGTATAACAAAGGTGGACTAGCTTCTAAACCAACTAAGAAGAAATAATAACACTAAAGGTGGGGGCGAACAGCCCTCATCACCTCCTAAATAACTAAGGCCACTCAGCTACGGCTGACCCCAACATAAACAAAAGGATGTATAATATGGCTCAAGATATGGTAAAGAAAATGGATACTGCAGAGGCAATGATGTCACGAGGCAGTAACTACGCAGTTAAACAAGCTCGTATGGATAAAGACGAAGCAGAATTAGCAGCTCTAGTAGCAGAGCATAACGGTGAAGAAGTAGAGACAGTAGAAGAAGCTGTTGAAGAAGTAGAAGAGGCTGTTACAGAAGAGCCAGTTGAGTTAGAAGAAGAAGAGTCTGATGAGAACTTAAGTAGAGAAGAGAAGTCCTTCAAGAAGCGTTATGGTGATCTCCGTCGTCATATGGCTGACAAAGAGAAGGAATGGAAAGAGCAGTTGGAAGAACAATCATCAGCACCTCTTCGAGCACCTAGTTCAGATGAAGACATTGAAGCATGGGCTGAGAAGTACCCAGACGTAGCAGCTATAGTAGAAACTATTGCATCTAAGAAAGCAGATGAGAAGTTTGCTGTAGCAGAAGAAAGACTACGTGAGTACGATGAAGCAGCTTATGAAGTTGAAAGAACTAAAGCAGAAACAACTATCCGTAAGTCACATGCAGACTTCGATGAGTTAAGAGACTCAGACAAGTTCCATGACTGGGTAGAAGACCAACCTAAATGGGTACGTGATGCCTTATATGAGAACTCAGATGATGCAGCTAGTGTTGTAAGAGTTATTGACTTGTATAAAGTAGACAACAACATGACCCCTGCAGCTAAGAAGAAAGCCACTAAGGATGCAGCTAAGACTGTAGCTAAGCGTGGAACACCTGCTGTAGACAGTGACGGTTCTGGTCAAATGATTAAAGAATCTCAAGTATCTAAAATGACTGATAAACAGTTTGAAGATAACTACGAGAAGATACAAGCAGCTATGGCTTCTGGTAAGTTCGTTTACGACGTATCAGGCAAAGCTCGTTAATACCAACATACTTAAATAAGTGCTTGACAGACAAGTACAAGTATGGTATAACTGTTGATGTCCTATTAGACCGATATGCAAGGTCATCTAGGGCATCTTCAAAGACTCACATTGAGTCATAGAACACTAATAAATCTCTAAGAATTACCTGATAATAAAGGCCCGATTAGTTAGACTGGCAAGTTGACCTAATTGCACCCTTGAAAGCTCAGCCCCTTATCTAGATTGTTTTAGGTTCATTTAACCGAGATACAATTAAGTATCTTTATTACTAGCCAAACATCATAAAGGATATTAATCATGGCTTTTGCAGCAGAATCAGGACATACAAACCTGCCAAATGGTAACTTCTCTTCAGTTATCTATTCAAAGAAAGTACAACTTGCTTTCCGTAAGAAGAGCATTTGTAACGACATCACTAACTCAGACTATTTCGGTGAAATAGCTTCTCAAGGTGATACAGTTAAAATCATCAAAGAACCTGAGATTTCAGTATCAGAGTACAAACGTGGAACACAGATTGCTCCACAAGATTTGGACGATGCAGACTTCTCTCTAACAGTTGATAAAGCAAACTACTTTGCATTTAAGATCGACGATATCGAAGAAGCACACAGCCATGTAAATTTCATGGACTTAGCAACTAACCGTGCTGCGTTCCGTTTAGCTGACCAATTAGATCAAGAAGTTCTTGGTTACTTGTCAGGTTACAAACAGTCTGCTTTACATGCAAACGCTGACGCAGTTAACAACATCGTTAACGGTACTAAAGCTGACTCAACAGCAGGTTCTGACGAACTATTAACTTCAATGAAGTTGAAGAAGTCTGACTTCGGTAACATCACAACAGCATCAGCAGCTGACCACTCAATCCCAGTAGCAGCACGTCTACCAGGAGCGACTGCTCTTCCAACTGCTTACGCTTCACCAGTAATGCTTATCAACCGTATGGGTCGTCTATTAGACCAAAACAATGTTGATAAAGAAGGCAGATGGATCGTTATAGACCCAGTAATGCTTGAAGTATTAATGGACGAAGATTCACGTTTCTTGAACGCTGACTTCGGTGACTCAGGTGCGTTGCGTAACGGCTTAGTAATGAACAAGTGGAATGGTTTCCGCGTATACGTTTCTAACAACTTACCATCAGTTGGAACAGGCCCTGCAACATCAGGTACTACAAACCAAAACACTGACTTCGGTGCTATTGTTGCCGGTCACGATTCTGCTGTAGCAACTGCTGAGCAAATCAACAAGACTGAAACATACCGTGATGTTGACTCATTCGCAGACATCGTTCGTGGCATGCATCTATACGGACGTAAGATTCTACGCCCAGAAGCATTAGTAACTGCTAAGTACAACCTAGCATAAACTAAACGAATACAGGGAGTCCCAATTCTGGGGCTCTCTATTTACTTTTTAAAACCATTTATAAAGGATTGACATTATGGCTTTTATCGCTGATGCAGTGTTTGACGGTGGACTTACAATAGTAGATACTAACGGTACTCGTTTAGATATCTGCTCTAGTGAACCAACTACTTACGCACAAGCAACTTCAACATTAACACTTGGTAACGATACAGTTAACACAGGTGCTCCAACTAACGGTGCAACTGATGGTCGACGTGTAATCGTTCCTGCAATCACTGCCGGTACTGTTACTGGTACTGGTACTGCAGGTTTCTGGGCATTGACTAACGGTTCAGATACATTATATGCAACTGGTTCTTTGAGTGCATTTTCACAAGCTGTTACTACTGGTAACACTTTCTCATTAGACGCAGTTTCTATCACTATCCGTGACGCTTAGTAGGCGTTACTAAAGATGGCTGATCATAACTTAAGAGCAAGCGGTTACGCTTTATACAACACTGCTGTCTTTGGACAGGAGCAGTATGGAGGACATGTTCGCTCAGAGGTTGAGGTCAGCCAACCTTCTTTGGGACAGGCGTTATTCGCTAATGATCTCCAAAGTGCTACGGAGACAACCTCTCCAACTCCATTCCAGGTTCATGGTATACTAGCTGATGATACACAGACAGCATCGTCTCAGATATCAGTCAACACACTTAACCAGAACCATTCTCTAATATCTGTAGATTTAAACTCTAACTCAGAGATAACTAATCCAGATGTAGATGAACTAAACATATTAGATGCTACTGACGTTAGCTCTTCTACTACACTTACAATGGCTACTGTTGGTCAGGCTCATGGCTTATTAGCAGATGATGTTGAAACAGACTCAGAAGTATCAGTACCAGTAGCAAGACAGACACACGTAGTTGATGCAGTAGACATAGAGACAGACTCTGAAATAGTAACTCCTGTAATTACACAGTTACATCCGTTTACTAATGTACCTAACAATGCTTTAACTGTAGGTGAAGTAACAACTCCTTCATTCGCTCAGTTAGAAACACTTAACGCTGTAAGCTTAGAGTCAGACTCAGAAGTAACTATACCAGACGTTAATGAGTCACATGCACTCTTTAGTACTAGTATAGAATCAGATACAAGCACTACATCACCTGACGTTGATCAAGATCACGAGTTTGATGCTATAGACCCTGAGGCTACTAGTGAAACTGGTACTACTGCAGTAACTCAGTTACACGTTATAACAACTAATGACACTGAATCAGATGTAGAAGTTAACGTACCGTTATTCTCTGCAATTATAAACTTCTTATCAAACAGTGTTTCAACTACTACTGAAACCTCTAGTCCTTTACTAGAAGAATCTAATGTATTCCAAGCAGTACCCCTAGAGGCAACTACTGAAATAACTAACCCTGATGTAGACGAACTTAACATCTTTGATGCTAGTGATGCTTCATCACCTACTACTCTAAC